CGTGACCGGCCGCCGTTTCAGCGCCGCTCTGCTGGTGGGCCAGCAGCGCTTTCACCAGATCCACCTGGTCGGAGTGCTGCTCAGCCTGTCGATCCAGGGCGCGGTCGCGCGACTGCTCAGCCATCTCGTGGATCTTGGCGTGGGCGTCGAACCGGCGCGTTTCAGCGTCCATCATCTTGGCCTTGGCGTTGATCGCGTCGAGCGAGGTGGGCCCGGCCTGACCGGCCTTGCCGAAGCCGCCCTGGTCGATCTTGGCCTGGGTCTCCGCCAGCTTCGCCTTCGCGGTGGCGGCGCGGGCGTTGGCGTCGGTGGTGCGGGCGTCGGCCTGCTGCTGCTTGGCCTTCATCTCCGCCTGCATCTGCTGCAGTTGCGGCGGGGGCTGGCCCATCGCCTGCGGCGGCACGAAGAACTGCTGCGGGTTGTTCACCCCCATCGTCTTCAGCGCGTAGCTGTCGACGGCGATCGGGTCATAGAGGCTCTGGCTGGCCGACTGCAGCTGCTTGATGCCCATCGCCTTCATCAGCCGCTGCAGCTGGCTGGAGGTGTTGGGGTCGGCCTGCGGGACGAGGTCACAGGTGCCCAGCGCCTGCAGGAAGGTCTGCTCGTCCCAGTCCTGGCCGCTGAAGCTTTTCTGCTCGCACTTGAGGAAGTCCTCGGGGTGCTCGCGGAAGAGCGCCACGATTAGCTGGAATTCCTTCGACTGGGCGGTGTGCACCCGCTTGTGGACGCTGTTCTCGATCTTGGTGGCTTGGTCGATCAGCGCCAGGGTGGTGCCGACCGGCGCGTCCTGCTTGCCCTCACCGACTTGGATCTCCGCCGTGCCGCCGATCCGCGCCCCGGTGGTGGCCATGCTCTCCACCAGCTGCATCAGCGGCGGCATCTGGGTGGTGTTGTACGGCAGCGGCATCACGCTCTGGGTGATCGGCTTACCCAAGGTATCGACAGGTTGGCCACCGCCAGGTGGGACGCGCAGAATAGATGTTTGCTGTCGCGTTGCTGCTTTCGCGATGAGGAACCCCGGAAAATTGGCGAACATGCCATTATCTAGCATTTCGCGCCAAGCAGCGGTGATGGCGTTTGCTGTGTTACCGAGGATATGACCCAAACCGAGACTGTAGAACCCGAAGCCTGGGACGTAGGAGTATTGGACGAATGTTTCGCGACGCTTGGGTAGCTCGTCGTCGTCCTTGGGCTCGTCGTGGTCGCGCACCAGGCTGAGCACCTGCCGGCTGGTCACGTCGACGGTCACCCGGTAGGGCACCTCGAGGCCGCTGGGGCGCCCCTTCCACTGGTGTTCGTAGCCGACGAGGTCGAGGTCGCAGTAGATTTCGTAGAGCTGACGGTCGCGGTCGTCGGGGTTGAGGGTGGTGTCGGTGACGCCCTGCTGGCGGCGCATCTCGCGCTGCGCCTCGTCCAGCTGCGGTTCGACCGGCGAGCCCAGGTCGATGTCGCGGTAAGCGCCGATGATCTGCATGCGGCGGATGGTGGTCGGGGACATCATCAGCCGGTGGGTGACGCGCCGGGCGTTGGCCAGGTCGGTGGCGTCGTTGCTGACGATCAGGTTCTCGGCGGTCACCGTCTCCGAGACCGGGCGCATCCTGAGCGGGCAGCGGTAGACCTTCTTGAAGCTGGTGCCCTCCAGGCCCAGGCGGAAGAACATCCGGTCGGTGTCCGGGTAGTACTCCGTCGCGTGCGCCGTCAGGTAGTGGTTCATGTCCTTTTCGAGATGGCCGGCCAGCAGCTCCATCTCGACGCCGGCGGAACTGTCGTCGCGGATCTTCATTGGGCCATCAGCGGGCAGGAACTCGCCGCGCGCATTGGCCTGAAACCGCAGCACAGCTTCCAAGAGCAGCGGGTGCCTGACCTTACTCATCCCCTCCACGGGCGCACCGTCCGTGGAGCCTGAGACGTTGGGGATCTCGATGGTGACGCCGAGCAGCTTCACGAAGGTGGCGACGGTGTCGATCCAGTCCTTGCGGCTCTGCTCGTCGTCGCTGACGCCGCGCAGCAAGTCTTCCGCCACCAGCCCGAGCTGACCGTCGTCCAGTTCCTCAGCCAGGTTCCTGAACCAGTCGGTGCCGCGGTTGTGGCCGAGGCCCGGCAACAGCGGCTTGTCGTTCATGCTGATGGTGATCGAGCCGTCGCCGTGCTCGATCGAGAGGATCTCGCCCTCGGTGTTGACGTTGGGCTGGTCGGCGTCGTCGGCCAGGTCGATCTGGATGTCGTCGTCGTTGGCGCCGCCGGCCAGGGCGGAGGTGCCGCCCACCAGCCGCAGGTTGGCTCTGCTGAAGCCGGCCATCAGTAGTACTCGTCGCCGAAAGCGGCCCACCACAGGCGGTGGGGCAGGTAGCGCAGGCGCTCACGCAGCTTGCCGAGGCGGCGCTGGACGCGGCCCCAGCGGGTCAGCGGCACGCCCGGCCCGGCGCCGGGGTCGTAGGGCAGGGCGGCGCCCTCGGTCTTCAACGGGGCGAGGCCGAGGCCGGGAGGAAGCGGCTCGAACACGGCGTCGAACTCGTCGCGCGCGCCCATCAGCGGTCTTCCCAGACGGCGGCGATGAGGTCGCCGGTGCGCTCGTCGGAGGGGGCGCCGTAGCGCACGTAGCGCACCAGCCGCTGGGCGTCGTCGTAGCGCCAGCGCATCGCGACGCCATCGATCTCGGCGTCGATCACGCTGCCATGCTGCACGGCGCCGGGCGGCGGGGCGGGGACCTCGTGCCGCTCGAGCACGACGCCGCCCTCCGCCCGGCAGAGGTCGGTGAGGGTGATCTCGATGACGGTGACATCGCTCTTGCGCAGGCCGTTCAGCGTGAAGGGCGGGACGTACGCCATCAGTTCACCCGCTGCATCTCGAGGACGTAGCGGTCGATGCCCGCGAAGGCGGCCTGCGTCTCGCTGGCGGCGGCGATCTCGTAGTCGCGGTTCGGCAGCGGGTCGCCGGTCTCGTACAGCTCGCCGGTGACGTGCACGACGAACGGCAGCTGGTTGATCCGGTCGGCCACCTCGAAGCGGCCGAGATCGACGGTGGCCTGCGCTTTGACGTGGGGCTGCGTGAACACGCCCTTCACCTCGCGGTTGCCCCAGCGGCCGCCAGTGGGATCAGGCCGCTCAGCCGGGGGGCCGTTAAACGGTCGGATAGAGCGGCGCCGGGGCGCGGCTATACTTTCGGGAGATGTCAAGTTCGGCAAGCCGCTCGGCCGGCAGGGAGAGGAGGCCGCGGTCGCGAAGGCACCTGAGGGCCTGGGAAACCGTGTCGACGTAGTCGTCGTGACTGCCGTGCGGGAAGCTTTCCACCTGGCGGATGCACTCCTCGGCCCAGACGAGGAAGGTCGGCATGCCGGGGGCGCTGGGCGCGTAGACGATGCCGTCGCGGGCGCTGACGAGGATCGGGTCGCCGTGCTGGTCGCGCAGCGTCTTGCCCGCCGCGTCGGTCTTCTCGCGCAGGGCTGGCGCGAAGAGGGGGACGACGGAGTGCAGGCGGGACAGCTTGTCGATGGACTTGGGGTCGTTCATCTCGACGCCCCAGTTCTCGTGGCTGTAGAGCCGCTGCAGCTCCTGGCCGACGCTGATGCCGCTGGCCTTGTTCTCGATCAGCAGCAGATCGACCTTCATCCGGTTGCACGAGTCCGCCACCTTGACGACGAGTTCGTGCAGCGGCAGGCGGGCCTGCCAGGCGTGCATCAGCATCACCCGCGGGCTCTCCTCGGCGTAGTTGCGCTCGCCCAGGTACATGGGGCGCCCATCGGCGCCGATGATGCGGCCGGGCACCGCCACGGTGTCGTAGGTGAAGACGCCCCAGACGGTGATGGCGCTGTAGTCGTTCTCGGTTTTCTCCGTGTAGGCGGTGTCCAGGCTGGCGATGATGAAGTCCATCGGCGGGTAGGCCTTGCCCTCCCAGGCGTTCCACCAGGCGTATTTGATCACCCCGCCGCCCTTCGGCTTCGGGCTCTGCTCCAGCTGGCCGGCGGCGCCGAACGGGCCCAGCGTCTGCTCTAGGGCTCGCACCGCCTGGTCGGGGAAGCGCTCGGGCCAGAGCAGATCGCCCTCTTCCGTGCGCGGATCCTGCCAGCCGATGCTGGTGACGACGACGCGGTCGGGGTCGTAGTGCATCGGCAGCATCAGCAGGTTCCAGTCGCCGATGCTCTGCTCGAGGACGTGGCCGGTGAGGTCGTTCTCGGCGAGGCGCTGCTGGATGATCACGAAGGCGCCCGCGTCGATGTCGTTGAGGCGGGTCGACGCCGTCTGGTCCCACCAGTCGATGACCTCCTGAATGGCGGCCTCGCTGAACGCCTCGTTGGCGGCGTTGGGATCATCGATGACGAAGATGTTGCCGCCGAAGCCGGTGGCGGTGCCGCT